AAGATCTGTACAGGCAATCCTGCTGAACAGTTCATTACAGACTCGGTAGTACGAGTACCTGTTGTAAAAGAAGTAGAGGAGGAGGTCAAGGTTACTAAAACTAAACCAGTCAGAGCAAGGAATAAGAGAGGTCATTATGTAAAAGATGATCCATCAACACCAGAGAATGAAGCATGGGTAGGTGGCCTGGCACCTAAAAGGAAAAGTAAAAAAAGGTCAAAAACTAAGGAGGTAAACAAGTAGACCAATGAAAATCGGTGTAATTGGTGCAGGTAGACTTGGTATTTGTTTTGCTCTTCTATGTGAAGAGTCGGGACATCATTTACTTTGTTCTGATGTTAGAAGTCATTATGTTTCTGACATCAACAACAGACAAATTTATAGTAATGAGCCTGAAGTAGAAGAACTTCTAATGAATTCTTCTCATCTTCAAGCAACTACAAATAACCAAGATGTTATTAGACAGTCGGATGTTATTTTCACTTATGTTCCTACTCCTTCATTAGAAGATGGTAGTTATGATGTTACTGCTGTAGATGATGTTGTAGATGATCTATTGCAGGCTCCTAACTTGGAGGGTAAGAAGTTCATCATTGGATGTACTACTAATCCAGGCTATGTTGCTGAGGCTGCAGAGAGATTAAAGGATAGAGGAGTATCTGTTTTTTATAGTCCAGAGTTTGTTGCTCAAGGAACTATCATTAGAGATATGAGAAATGCGGATACTGTTTTATGTGGTGGAGACGATCAAGATGGATTCGATATTATTAAGGACATCTATGAGGGATTCATGGATGTTGATGTTGACTTCCATTCAATGTCAACCACGGCTGCTGAGATTACAAAGATTGGAATCAATTGTTTCTTAACATATAAGATCAGTTATGCTAACATGATGGGTCAGATTCTTTACAACTCTGGTTGTGGAGATGAGATCAAGAACATCCTTGCCTCTATTGGGGCAGACAGTAGAATTGGATCTAAGTATCTTAATTATGGTTTAGGTTTTGGAGGCCCTTGTTTGCCTCGTGACAACCGTGCCTTAGGACACTATGCTGATAGAGTTGGTCTTAGGTATAGTCTTCCTCAAGTCACCGATGATTTTAATGAAGCACATGCAGACTTCATAAAAAATTATTGTATCGAACAGAACAAAGATGATTTGCCTTTCTTCATCGATAGTATCGGTTATAAGATAGGATGTGATCTTGTTGTTGAAAGTCCAAGACTAAGATTGGTAGAAGATCTTCTTAAGGAAGGCAAAACAGTCTATGTTAAAGAGATTCAGGATGTCCGAAACGATTGGGAAGAGGATCTGCATGAAGACTATGATGACAGGATTATTTTTGTTAGAGATCGTAGTGAAGTACACGAACAAACATGGAGGATTGACCTTTGACGATCAGTTATAATCGCCTCGGTAGTAATGGTAGACTGGGCAATCAAATGTTCCAGTATGCTTCACTCCGAGGCATTGCAGACTATAATAAGTTCCACTGGATGATTCCTCCAGCGGACTGTAATCATAAGGATAATTATGGTCTGTTTGATACCTTTGAGTTAACTCATTGTAAACCAGAGAACATTGGATTCAATGATGGAATGACTGTTACGGAAAAGAAACATTCATTTGATGACTCATTGTTTTATTGTACAGATGGAGTTAATATAGATGCCTATCTTCAGTGCGAAGATTATTTTGTTCACATAGCAGATCAAATACGTGAAGATTTCAGATTTAAAAAAGAGTATCTCGAACCATGCAAAGAGTATATCGATAGTCTCGATAGCCCTCCTATCTTTTTGCACATTAGGCAGTCTGATAACATCGGAAGAGAGGAGTACCATCCCATCCTCCCGATACGATTTTTTGAGAGTGCGTTAGAATATTTTGATGAAGAGACTCCATGTTTTGTATTCACAGATGATTTAGAGTGGTGTAAGAATGAACCTTTCTTTAAACATGATAGATTTATCTTCAATGATAATCCTGAGAGGTATGAGTATCAGACTATAGATGGTACAGGCAAGATGCAGAACACTTTATTACCACAAGTGGATCTATGCTTGATGTCTCTGTGTTCTGGTGGTATAATTGCTAACAGTTCCTTTAGTTGGTGGGGTGCTTGGTTGCAAGGTGATAGAGGAAATATCATTGCTCCTAATCCAGAGAAGTGGTTTGGGTCTGCGATGTCTAACCTAGATACATCAATGATTGTTCCTGCCCGTTGGCAGATATTAGATTGGAGTAAGTAATGGCTATTTCATTTCAAGGGATGGGTAATGAGGGTCGTCTGGGTAACCAGATGTTTCAATATGCTTTCATCCGTGGTTTGGCATTTCATCGTGGTTTTGATTGGGTAATTCCAGGCCCTGATGCAGACAGACTTGATAACTATGGTTTGTTTGAATGTTTTAAATTGGAAGGTTGTAAACCAGAGAACCAAGGAGAACCTTTCTTCCATAAACAGGAAGTCTATAGAGACATGGCTTTCAATGAAAAGATATGGAATGAGTCTGAAGATAACACTAATTTCTCTGGCAATTTTCAAACAGAATTATATTTTGAATCTATTGCAGCAGATATTAGAGATGACTTTACTTTTAAAGATGAGTATCTTCATCCCTGTTCGCAATTCATTGAAGAGAACGGTGGACAAGATAATAATATCTTCCTACATGTTCGCAGAGGTAATCCTAACGTAACAGGTAGAAGAGGAGAGAAGTGGTCGTACCAAATGATTCAAGAGTATCATCCTATTTGTAAGAAAGAATATTATATTGAGGCATTAAAAGAACCAGAGTTTGAAGGTAAGAATGTTGTAGTGGTATCAGATACTATTGACTGGTGTAAGAAACAGGATTGGTTACAGGGAGATAGATTCCTATTCTCTGATGCTTCTTATGAGGAGTTCGGAGATGGTGCATCTGTTCCTTACATTGATCTATGCCTTATGACACTATGCGGTGGTGGTATCATCGCCAACTCATCTCTATCATGGTGGGGTGCATGGTTACAGAAAGGTGGCCCAAATCTAGGTAAGAATGCTATCCAATATAATTGGAAAGTTGTTGCACCTGATCCTTGGTTCGGTATTGCATATGAAAAGTATGACATGAAGGATCTTATTCCTCCAAGATGGAAGAAGATACACAACGATCCATCCTATATTGCTCCTGAATAATGAAAGATTTAACCTACCTACTACCGTGTAGGATCGAGACGGATGATCGACTCCGAAATGTAATTACTTCGGTTACTTATTTGCTGAAGACTTTTCCAGAGTCAAAGGTTTTAGTTAAGGAAGTAGATACAAAGTCTAATTTTAAAGAGAGTGCCTTACCACAGATACAAAAGTATGTTGGTGATACTGGCCAGTTAAAACATATATTTGAACAAAGTGATGAGAAGTTTTTTCATAAGACTCGTATATTAAATGACTTATGTGTTGCTGCTGATACTCCTATCGTTTACAATCATGATGTTGATGTGGTTGTACCGAAGAACTCACACGAACTTGCTTACCGTTCAATTACAAAGGAAGGATCTGATGCTGTCTATCCGTTTGGGTGCGGTATCTACCAGTGGGCGGTTACTTATTCGGATGAACTATTAGATAAGTTTCTATCATCTCATGATGGAACTGATGCTGACTTTGAAGTTCTTAAAGATGCTAAGGTTAGGATACCATCATCTATTGGATGGGGTCAGATGATTACTAAATCATGTGAAGTCTCTGCAGGCCTATGGAATGAGGAATTCATCTCTTGGGGAGCAGAAGACTGTGAGTTCTACTATCGACTAAATCTTTTTGGGTTCAAAGTTGGTAGGGTCATAGATGACATCTATCATTTTGAACATGGCAGAACATTCAATTCTCATTATCATAATCCAAAGTTCCAAGACAATGATCGACTTTGGAATTGGATCAGGACTCAGGATAAAGATTCATTGACAAAATATTATGCAACATTAGATTACATCAAACGCAGGGGGAAGGAACTAAATGCTAGCCTTTAATCAAATGGGAAACCTCGGACGTTTGGGTAACCAAATGTTCCAGTATGCTGCAGTAAGAGGTATTGCTGCAATGCGTGGATACGAATTTGGTATTCCACCTTTCGATTCAAAACGAGTCGATAACTATAGTTTACACAGAGCATTCAAATTAGATAGTGTTACTTCAGGTAATCTTGCTCTTCTTGATAGGGGTCATGCTCCTGTTGTAGTAGAGAAACATTTTCATTTTGATGACGAACTCCATAGGATGTGTCCTAATGATGTAAGTCTCTTTGGATTCTTCCAGACAGAGAAGTACTTCAAGAATATAGAGATGGATATTAGAAGGGATTATACCTTCCATGATTCTATATTAGGCCCATGTAAGGAGATGGTAGATTCATTAGATGAGGCACCATTATTCTTACATGTGAGAAGAGGAGATCCAAATCTTGTAGATGCTAGAGGATTCAAATGGTCATACACACAATGTTCTGGTCAACATCCTCCACAACCAGTGGAATATTATGAGAGGGCATTAAAAGAGTTCCCAGAAGATCAACCAGTAATTGTTTGTTCTGATTCTCCTGAGTGGGTAAAGGAACAAGAGTTCTTTTCTGGTGATAGGTTCCTTGTATCAGAACCAACAGATAAGTATAGTGATGGATCTTATGAACCATTTGTTGACCTTTGCATTATGAGTTTATGTTCTGGTGCAATCATTGCTAACTCATCAATGTCTTGGTGGGGTGCATGGTTACAGAATGGCAGAGGAAAAGTTGTTGCACCTAAGCAATGGTTTGGCCCTGACTATAAAGATAAAAATCTTAAAGACTTGTATTGTGACGGATGGATCGTAACTTAATTGTTATTGATAATTTTCTTGACAATCCTGATTACATAAGGAAACGTGCTCTTGAATTAGAATACGATAGAGTTCAACCTACTGTGCCTGGATTAAGGTCAATGAGATTGGGTGGAGATTTGCAGACAGAAGTAGAAAAGAAATTAAAGATTGCTTTTGGATGTAATGAAATCATATGGGACATGCAACAAGATACACTTTGTTTTCAGGCCTGTATGGAAGGAACAGACACTTGGATTCATACAGATAGCCATAAGGAAGGAGAAGGTGAATGGGCTGCGGTTCTTTATCTTACTCCTAATCCTATACTTGATGCTGGAACTGGGATATATGAATCACCAGAAAGTGATATGAATATTGCCGTTGGTAATGTTTATAACAGATTGGTTGCATATAGAGGCAAAGTGTTGTATCATAGGAGTATAGTTCCTGGCTTTGGGGACACAATAGAGACAAGTAGACTCACACAAGTATTCTTTTTCGATGTCAAATAAATCAGCATACAAATTAAAGGGATTTGGCCCTCTTTATATCATTAATCTGGACGATCAACCAGAGAGAATGGAATGGATGTCAAAACAACTGGAAGAGTGGGAGATAAAAGATTACACTCGTATCTCTGCCTATGATGGAAGACCATCTACAGGAGATGACTTGAGTGATATTATTACAGGGATGTATCCAGAGAGTGTGTCGCCTGGTGAGATAGGTTGTGTAACTTCACACCTCAAAGCACTTAAACATTTTGTTAATGAGACTGACAAACCTTATGCAATCATCATGGAAGATGATTGTGATATTAGTATTGCACAGTTCTGGACATTTACATGGAGACAGTTCATCTCTAGGATGCCTTATGATTGGGACACATTACAGGTAGCAGTCATATGCCCTGGCGAATTGCATGTACAAGTACATAGAAGATTCATTAATGATTTTTCTACTGCATGTTATGTTATTACAAGACATCATGCTGAGAAACTTATTAAACTTCATTGTAGAGGTGACAAATATAAGTTAGACAACGGTGTGAAACCAAGACCAGTTGCAGATGATTTGATTTATAATTCTGGTGCCTCATATGCCTGTCCTATATTCTTATACAAGATTGAGTTAGGTTCTTCTATTCATGAAGAACATATTGAGATCTTCCACAGGGGAAGTCATGATGGTCTTAGAGAACTCTGGAACACAAGAGGTTCGGACATTACGATTGATATGATTTCAGACTTTGATCCTTATCTTGGTCGGATTGCAGGTGGTGACCCAAGAAACAAAGGCCAATAGAGGGGCTTGACAATCTTATAAATGTAAGGTATAGTTATCCCTATCGCAACTGGCACATACCTAGTGTGACAGTTGTATAAATAACTTCATACAAAAGGACTCGAAAGATCGTACCCCTTGCGTAGATGTAACAAAGTTCCCCATGTCGGGGGAGCTACCATCCGCAGGGGGTTTTCCTTGCGAGATACTTAACAAACACATGTCTATTAAAACAACAATCGCAGCAATCGCTGCAAGTCCATTCGTATTCGCAGGAGCTGCTTTTGCTGGCCCATATGTGAATGTCGAGAGCAACCTTTCTTATCCTGATGGAGACTACAGCTCTGCAGCAACAGATCTTCACATTGGATACGAAGGCGCAACAGAAGATGGTAAGATTGCTTACTACGTTCAAGGTGGCCCATCTCTAAACCACACTGAGTCAACTGACGACACAGAAACAGAACTTTCTGGTAAGGTTGGTGCTTCTTACGGAGTTTCTGAAGATCTAGCTCTTTACGGAGAGATCTCTGGTGCTTCTAACGGAGAAGATTCAAGTGGCGATACAATCGTTGACTGGGGTGCTAAAGTTGGTGCTAAGTTCGTATTCTAAGTTAAATTAGATACTCAACACACAAGACCTCCTACATTGTAGGGGGTCTTTTTTTATGTTATAATTAGTATAGTGGAATAAAAATATGAAAAATCCAAATGCCATATTCCCTGCACCTTTCTTCATAGAACCGATTGATCTGGATAAAATATCATTCAAGTCTGATGATGTTGAATACAATCCATCCTTTATGAGTGGCATACCAACCACCCTTGGACAAGATACATTATCAGATGATAGTTACAAGTATCTTCATGGTGTTATTGGTGAGTGTATAGGACAGTTCTCTAACGATCCTTTTGTTATAGGTCAGGCATGGAGGAACAAATATACAAAGTCTGATTGGCAAGATCCACATATACATTCAGGAGCTCAGTGGAGTTTCATAATATATGTGTCTGTTAATGTAGGAAGAACAGTCTTTATGAACCCTTCTCGTGGATTAATTATGAATCAGTGGGGCATGTATGCTGATACTATCCCTATGGATTTCGTACCACAAGTTCCTGATGGACATATACTAATCTTTCCATCATGGATAGAACATTTTGCAATGAGTGGCAACGAAGGAGAAACCATTGCAGGGAATGTTTATTTACAAGAACCACCTAGAGGAAGACCCCAACATGAAAAATAATTTATACAATGGCATTAGAGAACGCCTTTACTATACTCTAGGTAAGAGACCCGACAATGCATCCAGACATGATTTTTATATGGCATTATGTTATGCTGTAAGAGATCAGATGATGACTTACTGGTTGGATAGTCCGAAGGAAGGAGAGAAGGAAGTTGCATATCTATCTGCAGAATTTTTAATAGGCCCTCAACTTAATAATAATCTTCTTAGTCTAGGCATATTAGGAGATGCGAGAGAAGCATTACAAGAATATGATCAATGTCTTGAGAAGATCTTGGACGTTGCAGAGGAACCTGGCTTGGGTAACGGTGGACTTGGACGCCTGGCTGCATGTTATATGGAGTCTCTAGCAACCTTAAAGGTTCCCGCTACTGGTTATGGTATAAGATATAAGTATGGTATCTTCAAACAGATTTTAAGAGATAATTCACAGATAGAAGTTACAGATAACTGGTTGCATGGAGATTGGCCTTGGGAATTATCTTACCCAGATGAGTCTGTACATGTAGGATTTGGTGGTAGAGTAGAGAATTATATTTCAGATCATAATAACTATAGATGCCGTTGGGTTCCTGATGAACAGGTAGTTGCAGTACCTTATGATGTATTACAGTTAGGATATAAAGTTAACAGTTGTAATAGGATCAGACTTTGGAGAGCAGATGCTACAGATGTATTTGATTTCTATGCATTTAATATTGGAGACTACCTTGGTTCAGTAGAACAGAGTGTGTCTTCCGAGACTATCTCTAAGGTTCTCTATCCTAATGACGGAACTGATCAGGGTAAGATGTTACGATTGAAGCAACAGTTCTTCTTTGTGAGTGCATCTCTTCAGGATATGTTTAACAGTCTTAAGAGAAGAGGCATTCCTATTCATAATTTTGCAGAACATTATCAAGTACAGTTGAATGATACTCATCCATCTATTGCTGTTGCAGAACTAATGAGACTCCTTGTGGATGTAAATCATATGGAGTGGGATGAGGCATGGGAGATAACACATAATGCCATTGCATATACTAATCACACTCTACTACCAGAGGCATTAGAGAAGTGGGATCTTGGACTCTTTAAGACACTTCTTCCTCGTCACATGGAAATCATCTATGAAATCAATAGAAGATTCCTACAGGTAGTAAGACTACAGTATCCAGGCGATGATAGTATGTTAGGTAAACTGTCCATCATTGATGAGACAGGTAATAAGTTTGTTCGTATGGCACACCTTGCAACAGTAGGATCACATCATGTGAATGGTGTTGCTGAGTTACACTCTGATTTGATTAAGTCTCAGTTGATGCCAGAGTTTGCTGATCTATGGCCTCATAAATTTACTAACGTAACTAATGGCGTAACACCTAGAAGGTGGATAGCATCTTGCAATCCATCTCTCGCTCAAGTATTGGATCAATATGTTGGTAGAGATTGGATTACTAACATGGGATCTCTTAGAAAGTTGGAAGAGAATAAAGATAATCCAGATTTACTTGAGAAATTAGCAGAGTCGAAGGTAATTGGCAAACACAACCTTGCAAACTATATCTTTGATCATTGTGGAGTGTCTGTAGATCCTTCTAGTCTATTTGATGTACAGGTAAAAAGGATTCATGAGTACAAGAGACAACATCTTATGGCCCTTTGGGTAGTTACTCAATACAATCGTATTAAGAATGGTAATGATGTTAACGTAGTGCCTAGGACAATAATATTTGGTGGTAAGGCCGCACCTGGCTATTATATGGCCAAGTTAATCATTCAATTTATTAATAGTATTGGAGAGGTTGTTAATTCCGATCCCGATATGGATGGTAAATTGAGGGTGGTCTTCCTTCCAAACTACAGTGTTAAGTTAGGAGAGAAAGTATATCCCGCTGCGGATTTATCAGAACAGATCTCTACTGCTGGTAAGGAGGCATCTGGTACTGGTAACATGAAGTTCCAAATGAATGGTGCTTTAACTATTGGTACATTAGATGGTGCTAACGTAGAGATCCGTAATTTAGTAGGAGAAGATAACTTCTTTCTCTTTGGAAATAATGAGTCACAGATCAGTGAACTATGGAACCAAGGATACAAGCCTCAGTCCCATATGAATGATGAGATTTGGGAAGCAATTAATTTGATCAAGTGCGGACATTTCAGTCACGGTGATCAGGATCTCTTCTCACCCCTATTAGATAACCTTATCAATCATGATCCCTTCTGTGTGATGGCTGACGTAGAAGATTACATCCGAGCACAAGATGATGTGAGTAATGCTTGGAGAGATAGAGAACGCTGGAACACCATGTCCCTACTGAATATATCGAGGTCTGGTTTCTTTAGTTCCGACAGATCTATTAGAGATTATTGCGAGAGGATATGGAAAATCGACTTTTAGTTTCAGAAATAACGTAAAAAAAACTCGGGCTATTTTTTGTTTGCCAGGGTCGGAGAACCGTATATGTGATTAAGTATTAATACTTGCCAGAAAGTTTATGTTTACTATATAATTACGTAACATTACTTAACATAAGTTAATGACTACTTCCACCGCAACCGCATCTAAGTATACAACTACTGAAGATGGCGGCAGACAAAACATGTTCGCTGCAGAACCTCAAATTGAGGTACTGGAAGGATATGATTACTGGAAGAATGCTGAGCAAACTAATGGTCGCCTTGCGATGATTGGATTCTTTGCAGCAGTGCATAACTACATCTTATTTGGTGCAGTTATTCCTGGCATCTTCTAAGACCAAAGGTCTTTACACCACTAGCATTTGCTAGTCACTTTTAACCCTATTACAAATCTAAAAAGGAGAAAATCAATGACACCAGAAGCAGAAAAGTTTAACGGTTGGGCAGCCATGATTGGTTTCGTCGCAGCAGTTGGTGCTTACATCACCACAGGCCAAATCATTCCAGGCATCTTCTAATGGATACTCAAGCCGACATATTCTGGAGAGCAAACGGAAGAGCAACAATGATGTTGTTCTGGGTTGGTATAGCAATTTATACTAAACTTCAGTACTTCAGCTAGGTTTTTTTTACCCTAGAACTTTACAAAACTAAATACTTACTCGTAACTTATTACGGAATCGAAACATATGGGCGACTTAGTAGCCGCTTCAGATACAATTTCACCACTAGTAGCACTCCTCTGGGTTTTATATCCTATGGGTGCTTTAGTATTGATTGAATTAATTCTTCGTGCTTTTAGCAACGATGATGATGATGACACTAATGGCGGAAAAGGAATAAGGGTTGGTCAGATGCAACCAGTCTCAGTTCCATCAGGTGCTTGACTGAGAGTAAAAATACCTATATAATCATGTAGAGTATTTTTACCTAGTCAATGTACCAATTACTATTTGCATCAACAGTTGGCGTATACATTTATTTCAATGCAGGTCAATACTTTCTTCAATAATATATTAATTAATACCCCATCAGGCGCTCATGGTCTGTTGGAGTTTGGATTCTTTGTAGCAGTGGGCATTACCGCTGGGAGTATGGGATTGATATGATAATGGTAATACTTATTGTTGCTTTACTCTTTCTTCTAGTAGGTCTAGGAGTATGGCAGACATTTGGATCTGGTAAGACAGAATTACGTGATCCTATTGATGAACATTCTAAAATGCATGAGTTAGGTATAGCCCACAAACACTAATGACAATAGAAATAGTAGATAAGGTCGAAGATCAAGTAAGTCTAAGACAAAGAGCATTAACGATACTTTTTAAGAAGTATGGTAATCATCAGAGCATCTATGAATGTGCTGATGAATGGGTATCAAAGCAAGTCACCACAAATGGTATCGTAGATTACTATAGGGCATATTTCCTTCCCAAGGTTGACAAAACTTAATATTGTGTTATAATAAATAAAATCTGGGTGACGACCCTAAACCGTTATATACTGCTCCCGTTAACCGAGACCTATGGGAGGTTAAATTACGTCTCTCATCCTACCTGTAGATTCGAGGGTACTACAGGATCTAAGTTTCGCTGACTCCCTATCAGCCCTACTTACAGTTGGACTAATGACAACTCTTTCTAAAAGAGAACAAGGACTCCTTACAGGGTGGTCTGAGTTCTGCGAGTGGGTTACAAGTACAAACAACCGCATTTATGTTGGTTGGTTTGGTGTCTTGATGATCCCTTGCCTATTAGCAGCAGCAACATGTTTCATCGTTGCATTTATAGCTGCACCTCCAGTCGATATTGACGGAATCAGAGAACCTGTAGCAGGTTCATTCATGTATGGTAACAACATCATCTCTGGTGCTGTAGTTCCATCTTCAAACGCAATTGGTTTACACTTCTATCCTATCTGGGAAGCTGCTACTCTTGATGAGTGGTTGTATAATGGAGGTCCATATCAGTTGGTTATCTTCCACTTCCTTATTGGAATCTCTGCTTACATGGGCAGACAGTGGGAACTATCATACCGTTTAGGTATGCGTCCTTGGATCTGTGTTGCATACTCTGCACCTGTATCTGCTGCCTTCGCTGTGTTCCTTGTATACCCATTCGGTCAGGGTTCTTTCTCTGATGGAATGCCTTTAGGTATAAGTGGTACGTTCAACTTCATGTTCGTGTTCCAAGCAGAACATAACATACTAATGCATCCATTCCACATGGCTGGAGTTGCTGGTATGTTTGGTGGTGCTTTGTTCTCTGCGATGCATGGTTCACTTGTTACATCTTCTCTAATTAGAGAGACAACAGAAAACGAATCACAAAACTACGGTTACAAGTTTGGTCAAGAAGAAGAGACCTATAACATTGTTGCTGCACATGGATACTTCGGTAGACTTATCTTCCAGTATGCATCATTCAACAATAGTAGATCACTTCACTTCTTCCTCGCAACATTCCCTGTGGTTTGTGTATGGTTAACCTCTATGGGTATCTGTACAATGGCGTTTAACCTTAATGGATTTAACTTCAACCAGTCTGTCGTAGACAGCAACGGTAAGGTGGTTCCTACTTGGGGTGACGTTCTTAACAGAGCAAACTTAGGTATGGAAGTTATGCATGAAAGAAATGCACACAACTTCCCACTTGATCTTGCTGCTGCTGAGACATCTGAAGTTGCACTACTTGCTCCTTCTATAGGTTAAACAAATGGAACTCATTGCTATATTTGCTGCTATTTCGGCAACTATATACGGTGCATATCGAATGACACCAAAACAATGAAACTATCTAGACCCCTCATACATTTGAGGTTGGATCAATGCCAGTTCTTCTGGTGGGATCCACGAATAGATCCAAGAGAACCTGAATATTGGGGCCCCGATGGGGGCTCCTTTTTTATTACTTCTAAATACAATTTTATAGCAATCTAATGGGCCTACCAGACAAAGCACAAAAAGTTTTTGATAAAGTAGTTGCTTGGGATAGAAACCTTGCAAGAAAATTCCAAGACAAGTTTAACCTCACAGATTATCAAATGTTATGTATCTCTTTTGCTAAGGGATTTGTGATCGGAGCAATCCTACTCTGATGAACACTGATCCTTCTACATGGGATGATTCTAATTGGAGAGAAGAGTACAAAAGTTACACAAGTAACAAAAAGTACCTTGAACTACTTGAGAATGGGCCTAAGAGTTTATCTCAGTCATGGATATTAGGTGCATTGCATAACAAATGGAGGAAGATAAAGGGGTATAAGTATCCTGATCCTCCAGATTGCCAATCATCCTTTAAAGAATTTAATGACAACGTAAAAGAAAACTTCGAGGATAAGAAATGAATTTTACCGTTTACTCAAAAACTGGATGCCCTTATTGCGATAAGGTAAAAGATGTGTTAGAATTATCTGAACAGAAATTTGTAGTGTATAAACTGGACGAACATTTTAACAAAGATGCTTTTTACGGACAGTTTGGAGAGGGATCTACATTCCCTCAAGTTTCAGTTGATGGTAAAACTTTAGGTGGTTGTGCCGAAACTGTTAAATATCTACAACAACATAAACTTGTATAATTATGGGACAATTACACATGAGAGAGCAACTATTACGTGCTGTATTAGCACACGCTCAAGGTGAAATCGCAAAGCATAAAGCTAATGTGGAAGTCTACCTTGAACATCCAGCAGGTATTGGAGAACACTCTGATATTACTGAAGCAATTCAAGTTGAACTTGATAAGATTGCTAGGTATGATGATCAAGTTAATGTTATTAATAAGTACTTTAAATCTCCGAGTAATTAACTATGGATCCTGATGATAATCCTTTCTGGGGAGAACCTACGCCCACTGATTTGTGGGATGACATGAAGAAACTGGACGAGTGTTATGAAAAACTTGGATGGGATCATAGGGATTACTTAGAGATTGCTGTTGAAGGCAATCATATAACTATTAGAAACAGATCACGAGAAGGACGTTAACATGGAAATTACTGATCAACTTGACTTGATTTTACTTAAGATTAAGGATCTAGATAAAAAAATTAATAAAATACAGGAAACTGTTGAATCTCATAGGCTAGAACACGGATTCCAGAAGATGCAAGAAGGTGGAATTAATGCCAACTTTGGTGGTCAACCTAACCAAGGCCCAGCAATAGGTAATCCTCCAGGCATGGGTGGTATGGGTGCTGGTTATCAGATGCCTGGCATGGGCGCCCCTCCTATGGGAGGAGATGCAAGTCGCCCTCCTGGCATGTGAAATCGCTTTTTAGTTCCTAAAAAAGCGGAAAAAAAAGTCGGGGTATTTTTTGAGCCACAGGATCGCTTATTATGAAAGTAGCTATTGTTGGTGGTGGTACTGGTGGTGTATCCTGTGCCATGGCACTGGTTTCTAGATCACATGAATGGATTAAGGTTGATATAATTCATGATCCTAATGTACCTATCTTTGGTGTGGGAGAATCATTAGGACATGATTTCGTACAGTTAATACGTGGAGCAACTCAGTTCTCCTTTCCTTTTGACTTAGAGAAGTTAAATGCGAAGATAAAACAGGGTATTATGTTTGTTGACTGGCAAGAGTCACAGAACTATCCTGATTCTACTAATGGGTACATGACCCTATCATGTCAAGCCCTTCATGCAGATACGTTTGCATTGAGGGATTTTGTTTTGCCTAGAATGAGTCATTACTGGTCT